ATTCAAAAGCCTATTATAAAAATTAAGCATAAGCGCTTACCAGTCACAGATGAAAAATGCCTACATAGTACTGGGTGTCCAGTGCCACTAAAGATCGCAAGTCTAAAGTGATATCTTTGAAAGGTTTATAGCTCCGCAAGAGTTAATTAGTCCGGCAGGATTGAGTAGAATAAGTAAAAGGTGAGTAATCTAAAAAAGTGACTCAAAGAGTGGTATACTCAAATTACCGGCATTGTTAGATTACGAGTCAAAAGCTCGTGGATACGAAGGGAAAAAATAATCCAACAAAAGATCTAACACGAACACGTGTAATCTCAGCGTTTCAATGGTATATGGCGGGGTGGACTGGAGACGGCACCAGCTGAGTCTCATAAGCTCAATGACACAGGTTCGATTCCTGTCCCCGCAACTAAAAATTAATTAAATAACTAGGATTACAAAGTCTTTATTTGTATATTCAAGTAATAAGAAAAAAAACAAGAAAAATTAACTTTTTACAAAATTACACATACGTATAATAAACAAATAATAAAAAATGAAAACGAATCAACTACATATTATTTTCAATAATCGCCTCCAAGCGACGTATTGTCCGTCGATTGTTGTCGATAATGGGAAGTGGTTTGATAGTTCCCAAAAACGATTCGGTTCATAAAATATATCATTATTTATATATTCAACCCGAATCAGTTAAAAGAGATTCGGGTTTTTTTGTTCTTAAATTTATTGGTTTTTTAAAATACGTCATTCAGACATGGGTCGGCAGAGCCTCCAAAACTCTAGCGGGTGGGTTCAATTCCTACATGACGTGCTAAAATGGAAGTGGTCCGAATGGACGAGGAACCTGTCTTGAAAACAGGCGGCTGTAAAAGGTTTATGGGTTCGATTCCCTTCGCTTCCGCAAAAATGGAGAGTAGGTAAATATTGGTTTGTTACAGTATCCTGCTAAGATATCCCGTGTAAAAGCGGTGAAGGTTCGATTCCTTTGCTCTCCGCATTATGGGCGCGATGCCGAAGGCAGGCGGGTTGTTTTGCAAACAACTTATTTGGGTTCAATTCCCACGTGGTCCACTTATAGTTAGTCATATAGCTCAGCCTGGTAGAGCACCCGCCTGATACGCGGTTAGTCGTAGGTTCAAATCCTACTTTGACTACATAATGATTTCGTGGCCGAGTTGGATGTAGGCACCATGCTTTTAACATGGAAAACGTGAGTTCGAGTCTCACCGGGATCACAGATCTTTGAAATAATGGGTAATGCTTCGGAAGCTCAATTGGTAGAGCGGCTGACTGTTAATCAGATGGATGTGGGTTCGATCCCCACACGAAGCGCAAAAAATGGGAGTAAGGTGAATCTAGGTTTGTCACCACAGTCTGTAAAACTGCAGCTTCATAGTAAGGGTAGGTTCGATTCCTACTGCTCCCACTATATGGATCTTTGACAGAGTTGGTCAATGTGCTTGTCTGAAGAACAAGAAATCTCGGTTCGATTCCGAGGAGATCCACATCATAAGGTAATAGAGGAATCAGGCTTATCTCGCTTCATTTGGGATGAAGAGCATGTGGGTTCAAATCCCACTTACCTTACTTATACCCCTTTAGCTCAGTTGGAAGAGCACTTGTCTTACATACAAGATGTCGTAAGTTCGATTCTTACAGGGGGTACTAAAAAGCAAGTGACGCATAAATGGTGGTGCGCCAGTCTTCCAAACTGGAATAGAGTCGGTTCGATCCCGTCTACTTGCTCAATTGGCTCATTAGGGGAGTTTGGTCGTCCCCGTCTGCCTGTCACGCAGAAGATCACGGGTTCAAATCCCGTATGAGCCGCATAAGCTCCTTAAGCATAGATGGCGATGCATCTGTCTTGTAAACAGAATACGATCGGTTCGAATCCGGTAGGGAGCTCAATGGTAAAGTGGTCGAGTGGATTAGGCGTTTGTTTGCAAAACAAAATCACGTGAGTTCGAATCTCACCTTTACCTCTATACTCTCCTTTCGTCTAATTGGCAGGACACTTGATTTTGGCTCAGGTAATTGTAGGTTCGAATCCTCGAAGGAGAACAACATGGTGGTAGTAGCTTAGTTTGGTCTAAAGCGTTAGTTTGTGGCACTAAAGATCGCGGGTTCGATTCCCGTCTATCACCCTAAATGCACTGTTAATTTAATTGGATAAAATGGAAGTCTACGGAACTTTTAATATAGGTTCGAGTCCTATACGGTGTACTAATGCCCCATTGGTGAAAAGGTAAACACGCTTGTCTTAGGAACAAGATTTTGTAGGTTCGAATCCTACATGGGGTACCAAAATTAACAATATTTATGATCAATAAAAAATTATAAAAAATGATTTTAGTATTAAATGCAGATTATTTACCCATAAATGTAACCACGTTTAAAAAAGCGTATAAGTTGGTATACAAAGGTAAAGCTGAAGTTGTGGAGGAATGTGTGGATGAAATAAAAACATGTTTTAAACAATTTAAAAAACCTTCTATAATTAGATTATATAAATATATTCATATTCCTTTTAGGAAAGTGGTATTGACTAGAGAAAATATTTTTAAAAGAGATAATTATAAATGTGGTTATTGTAGTATAAATAAAGATTTAACTTTAGATCATATCAAACCTAAATCTAAAGGAGGTCAAAACTCATGGGAAAATTTAGTGACATGCTGTTTTAAATGTAATTCTAAAAAAGGTGATAGAACTCCTGAACAAGCTGATATGAAACTTTTAGTAAAACCATTTAAACCTAATCCTTTCTTTTTTATAAGACATATAAATGATAATAATGAAAAATGGAAATCATATTTAATGTTTTAATATTAACCCCAATATTTATAATAAAATTTTGGGGTTTTTTAATTTAATTAAAACATTATTAAATATTGTTAAAATGAATTTAGATCATATATTTAATTCATTTAATGAATCTTATGATCCATCATCTTTAGATAATGATATGTCATTATTGATAGATTTTTCTGAGCATCCATTTTATTGGATTGGAGGATTTAATAAAGTTATATCTAACCGTATATATTTTAAACAATATACTTTAAAGATGTTTAAAACATCTTCTGAGGTTTTAGATGATGAGAAAATCGAACAAATAGGAAATAATCTAATGTTTAATAAAGCATGGGAATATATTAGAGATATAAATTTAAATAACCCATTTCATTTAGAATGTATTTCTAAAAAATCAGATAATGTATTTTTAGGACATATCAAACAATCTATTTCATATTTTGAAAAATTGGAAGAATATGAAAAATGTGATATACTTAAAAAAATAGAATTAAAAATAAAAGAATCTTTAATTTAAATTTGTCTTTCCCTATTTTTGATAATATATTTGGTATTACAGGGTAAGAAAATAAAGACTATATTAACGGGAAGGGGAAGATAACCAGTGGGGATATTTATTCAATAAATTTACTAAATAATGGGTATCCCTAATATCAAATAAAAATTTACTATCAGTTACTTTATTGGTTATTTCTATTTTATACAATGGGTACTTTTTAAGTAAATCATGTTCTTGTTTAGTCAAATTAAACAAAGCCAGTATTTTACAACTCATTCTTTTTATACTATATATCTCTATCTCAGTATTATTCCCTAACCACAATTTAATTACGGTTTGATCTGAGCAATAATTGATTAATGAATCTTTATTTTCCAGATATATAGGATTTGGAAGAATATCCTTATAATATAATTTTAAAGTAAATAAGGTTTCATATCCTTTTATATCTATATTTTCTATAATTGGTTGTAAAATGAAATTAGAATCTTTATCTAATATCAGAGGATTGGGTTGAGGTAATTCAATTTTTTCTATATTATTATCATCATTTATTTTACTAATTCCTATAATACTAACAGATAATAAACCATAAGTTATAAATAAAATAGAGATAAAATTTTTCATTTTTTATTTATAAATATGATTTTAACTTGGAATTGATAATATTTTTTCTTATATTTAAGCAAAAAACATTTTTATGAAAAATAGAGAAGCAATTTTACGTAAACTAGATCAAATGGAATCTAATTTTACTAAAATAACAATGGGTTTAAACACAGGAAACCGAACATTATGTTATGAAGTTTTAGAACAATTGAAAAATCAATTAGATCAATGTAAGTTATATATTGAATCTGAACCTATTCTTGGACAAGAATTAAATAGATAAAAATGAAAATTACAGCAGAACAAATTAAAGACAATTGGGATATTTTACTATCTAGGATAGATGCTTATATCTCTGAACCTCGCAGATCAAAATTAAAATCCTTCTATGAAAAATACTCTGATCGCATTATATTAATGCCAGCAGCACATAAAAAAGAATACCATAACGCATTTCCTGGAGGATATGTAGATCATGTTATTAGAGTTATAGATTGTGCTATTAAAATAAATAATGTATGGGTTGAAATGGGTGTGGATAAATCTACATATTCTATTGAAGAATTAATATTTTCGGCCTTGAATCATGATTTAGGAAAAATAGGAGATGAAGAAAATGAATCTTATATTCCCCAAACTGATCAATGGCGTAAAGAAAAATTGGGGGAGGATTATATGTTTAATAATAAAATACCATTTGCATCTGTTCCAGATCGTGGATTATTTTTACTTCAATCTCATGGAATTCAATATTCATTTAATGAAATGATTGCTATTCAAACCCATGATGGATTATATGATGATAGTAATAAAAAATATTTATTATCATATTCCCCAGAACAAAAACCACGTACTTCTTTACCATATATCATTCATCAAGCTGATTTAATGGCAGCCAGAATTGAATTTGAACAAGAATGGTTACCTAAATTTAAAGATAACTTGGATCCATCAAAAAATAATTTTACTTTGACGACAAATAAACAACCAAAAAAACAACCCATTAAAACCAAAGCATTAAATAATATTCAAAGTGAAGGTTTAAAAAATGTAATGGATGATTTTTTTAATTCTAATTCTTAAACAATTTTAATTTTTTAATTTTTTAAAGGTTATGGTTTAGTATCATGACCTTTTTTTATAATTATACCAATCCTAATATGTTATTAATCTTAATTTTTTTATCAATATGTATATTAATATTGTTATTTACTACTATTAATCTTCTTAAAAAAAATGAAAAATGTGAAGATATAATTAAATCATACGAAAATTACATGAATAACCTATCAACCACAATAAAGATTTCAGATCAGAAAATAAAAGAAATAGATATTAAAGGTTCTTTTGAAAGTGATGATGAAATTGGTTTCTTTTTTAAACTTATTAAAGAAATCCAAAACCAATTAAACAACTTTACAACAGAATAACTACTATGTCTAAATATTATTTCACCCAAGAAACAGAAGATGCTATTATAGAATACAATAATACTTCAGATCCTTCAATAAAAAGTAGAATATATGAGGAAAAAATAAATTATCCTTTCTTTAAATTAACTCAAAATATAATCCACACTTTTAAATTTTATTATACTGAAGTAGAAAATTTAGAAGATCTACAACATGAAATTATAATTTTTCTTTTAGGAAAAATTCATTTATATAATCATGCTGATTCTATTCAGAAACGAATTAAAAAAATTTTAGAAAAAGAATTCAATATACCTTATGAATATGATTTTGTTTCTTATGTAAATAATGCTCCTAAAGTTACTAAAATTCAAATACAAGATTTTATTTTATTTCTTGAAAATAATATTTATTTACCCGATGAATGTTTAATTAAATTAAGAACTCTTGTTCCGCCAAAAGCATATTCATATTTTGGAACTATAGTTAAACGTTGGTTAATTTTATATAATGATGCTAATTATAAGAATTTAAAAGAAACCACTTCAGTAAGTACTTTGGATGAAGATATTTGTTATTCATATACATTAGAAGAAAATCAATCTATGGTTAATGTATTACCACATAATGATAAAATATCTTTATTTATGGATTTATATATTGAATATTGTACTAATAATATATATACTCTTTTTCCCAAAGAAATAGATGCTAAGATAGCTGATGCTATATTAGAATTATTTAGAAAAAGAGAATTTTTAGATTTATCAAATATTAATAAAAAAGCTATGTATATATATATAAAAGAAATGGTAGATTGTAAAACCCCAAAAATTACTAAAATATCTATTATTCTAAACAATATATTTGAAAAAGGATATATATTTTATTTAGAACATGGATATATAAAATTTTAAATTATTTATATTTATAAATAAATATACGATCATGGATATATTAGATTCAAATATTTTTGGTGGAAAAAAATTAAAAGATTTATTTCAAGAAATATATTCTAACCAAAAGAAAAAAGAAAAACAAATTTCTATATTAATAGAAGAGTTAAAACCTATGGTTGAAAATATAGGTGATGCTACTTTAATTGTACCTTTATTAAAAGAATACCTTGAGATTGGAGTTAAAAATGATGAACAATTAATTAAGATGGCTACTATTATCCAACGTTGTTTAAATAATAACAACAATAGTGACAATGGATTTATAATTTCGGATGCTGAGAAAGCACAGTTGTTAGATGATATTAATAAATTAAATGATAATTCTAAAGAGTAATGACTAAATTTGGATGGAATGGTTTAAATCAAAATTTAAATCGAAATTCTAATAATAACTTTAATACTAACAAGGCTTTAGGTCTTTCTAACCTAATTATCCCGGTTAGAGTACTAGGTATTATAATGAATGAATCTCATCCATTATTTACTTATTATGGGGGGTGGAATGCTCTAGGTGCTATTCAGTATGAAATAGTATCACAACCT